TGCCTAAAGCGACACTGCCCAATGGAGATTTAATACCAATACAGGATTGTTGGATATACATCCCTAATTACGATCAATTTATAATGCATGCCTTGCCGGATATAAGTGATGCCAAATCGGCTTCGTATAGCGATGAACCAATTATAGGACGTGCTTTTCCGATTAAAACTTATTCTTATTCGGAAAATAGATCAATCAGCATGCAAATTCATTTATTTGTAAGAAAAAAAGCAGATGTTAGCATTAATTTGAGAATTTTAAAAGGACTACAAAGTTGCGTTTATCCTAGAGATGGGAACGGTCAAGCACCATATATACCGCCTCCTATATGTCAAATAAAAGTTGGAGATTTGTTAGGCAATGAGCCTTTATGTGTTATATTAAAAAACTATTCTGTGCGATTTCCTACAGACGTGCCTTGGGACGAAGATACCTATACTCCTTGGAAATTTGATATAGATACTAATTGGGATGTAGTTTATAAAAGTAGCGATTTGCCCGGTCAAGAAAGAATTATAAAGTTTGGAAGATAATGGCTAATTTCATAGAAGATGCAAATATACAACCACAACGATTTGTAAGTGCTTTAAGTCGATATTTAAATTCGACTGTTATTTATTACCACATTGGCAATCAAAAAAAAATAACATTTACTACTTACAAAAAAACCTCATCAACTAAATCTCGTGATGGTGATTTATATATGGTTATTCCGGCTGGAATGGCTTACCGTCCAGATTTAGTGTCGCAACAAGTTTATGGAACTACTGATTTTTGGTGGAAAATCATGGAAGCCAACAACATTAAAGATATATTTGAATTTGAAACCGGAGTTAATCTTAGATTGCCCGGCAATATATTTTAAGGAGAAATATGCCCTGTTTAGTTGGATGTCAAGAACAATACATATGCGGCAGTTTAAACACTGGCATACAAGATTATGAAGTCCTAGCTCCTTTTGTTAAAATTTTTTTTGGCGATCCTAATAATCCCACAATCACCGTAGGAAATGAATCGGCTAAGCAATGGAATAATACTGCTTGTATAAAATCATTTCGATATGGACATTCGAATGGAATGGACTTCAGTGTAGAAATAATGGATGAAGAAGGTGGTTCTTTTCATTTATTTGCAGAAAAACTCATAAAGTGTATTTCTAGGGTGACAGATGAAAAAAAAATGGGGGTAGAGTTCGGCTGGATTGGTGCTGATTGTGATGGTGCTAATTTTACTATCTCTTCTAGATATTCTTCTGCTCCTTTATATTTTATACCAATGCATTTAGATGTTAGTTTTGTAGAAGGCAGAATAAAATTTACAATCACCGGCAACGATGCAATGCAAATTGTATTCAGTGCAAGACACTCAACTATTCAAGGCGATGATGAAAAGCGACAACCATTGAAAATGGCTATTTTACAATTAGCAAATAAAGATGATCCTAAATTTGATGTTCAATTTAAAAGAAAATCGAAAAACGGACAATTGTCTGAATTTTCTTTTAAATCTGATGAGGGTGGCATAAATGGACCGATGGGCGTATGGCATTCAGATGGACAAAATAAATTGGCTACTATCCAAAAGTGGATTGAGCCATTTAGAACCAATATGAACAAGGGAATCACCGCTCTATGGGATGCGAGTTCTCCTAAACAACAAACTTTAATATTATTAGAAGATACTGCTCCCAATCACGATGAAGCTGTTGATCCGTGCGACGTTAACATAGGAACTTATGTTGTAAATGGCGGTAAATGTTCTCCCGTAGTAAGTTTTACGCCTAGCATTAATTTTGTAGAGGGTATGAGTAATTTAAATACGGGTGGCGATGTAGGTGCTTCTAGCACAGGAGCAACCGAAGTTGTTAAAAAAGAAGGGCAAATACAAACGCCAGAAACTGGATATTCAACTAGACAACCGACTCAACAAAATTCAAATGATATCAAAGGCATGAAGAATGCTAAAAAAGACGATCCTAAAAGTCAACAAGCGCACACTAAAGCCAACACTCTTATAAATTCTCGCACAATGACAGCGGATTTAGTGTTACAAGGTGACGTAAGACCAGAATTTTTACATCCAATTCTAAGAAGAGGGGCTACTGTATCGTTGATAGTTTTAAATTCTTTTCACATTTTTGGAGACAGTGCTTGCGGTGATTGGTTGGCACAACCAGGATGCAATGAAGTTTTGAGTAACAAAAATTGGTTGATTATGGGTTGTTTTCATGAAATTAAAGAAGGTTCTTTTACTACAACATTAAAGTTAGAATTAACCGCACCGGGAATTGATACAGATGCAGGCAGTCCATTTGGTGGTATAAATAGTGGTGGTTACGTACCAAACAACACATGTTAAGGAGATAAATGCAAGAAAAGCTACCAGATCAAATTCAAACAATAGATGCAAGATTAAAAACCATTGAGCATAGATTTTCCGAAATGGGTTATAACATGACCAGTTTAGTTCAATCGGAAACTAAACGACGTTGGAAATTACCCGCTCAATCAGAAACTAATTTTGGTCTTTATACTGCACTTTGTATTGATACTATCGATCCGTGGAAACAGAATAGAGTTAGGTTTTTCAATCCTTTGTTTCACAAACCAAATTCGCCTATAAAAGCATTACCTTTTGCCAATGCAATCTCAGCAGCAGGCGGCTTTGATGATTGTGGCATGAATTGGGTGCCGCCTGCGGGTTCAACGCTTTGTATTTTATTTGAACATGGCAGTCGTTCTTCACCATTTTATTTTGGAACCACTTGGCATCGAGATCGTGGTCCAGATGGGCAACACATTTGGGGCTACAATATTGATGAATATTATCAAATCCATGAAGGTCACAGAAAAGGCTATTTAGTTGGACCAAATGATGGCTCTCAAGTTTTCCCGCCCTGGAATACCGAAAACTACAATGGTTTGGACATTGATTCTATTGCAGACTTCGAAAACGATCCAGAAGCTCAAAGAAAAATAACATATCCAAATATTTATGGATTTAAGACACCACAGAAACACATGTGGAAAATGGTTGATGGAAACTATAAATGTAATCATAAAGACGCCAGATTAGAAGTGCAAAGTGGAGGCGGTGGCGGTTATATGATCTTTAAAGATGATAAACTCCATGAAAATGGTTGGGGTCATCCTGATTGCGGCTCAAGCGGTCCTGAAATAGTTTGCACAGATAAGGACGGAAATCCTGTAGAAAAAACAGATTGTGAAGGTGGCAACACTAATAGTTCTATTCAACGCAAAGCATCTAATCCTTATTTTAAACAAAAAGGCGAATGTCGTCCCATTAGAGGACCAGGAACACCACAAGGCAACAAATTAGCATTGCCTCAAAGTGGCATTCAATTTTTAAGTGGTTCAGGTCACACAATGATTTATGATGACTCTGTAGAGCAACCACAGGGCAATCCTGGTTGGGAGGCTGCGGAGCAACCATTTTCTTTTGGATGCAACGACAAATTCACAGGCAAAATTAAAATTATTTCAGCTACTGGGCATAGTATTGAACTTAGTGATGTTGAAGAAGACAGTCAATTAAGAGGTGAAAATAATTATATCCGATTATTGACAGCATCTGGTAATTTCTTGGAATTGAACGATCATACTGTGGGTCAACCTAATTGTCCTGGTTCCCCACCGAACGTAGCTGGAGAGCGACGTGGGATTACACTTCGCAGCACATCTAATCACTCATTTGAAATGATTGATAATACCAACGAACAAGCTTCTCCTTGTCGTCGTGAGGGTGGAACGCCAACGCCTAAGGCTAAAAAAGCATTTGTCCGAACCAGAACGGGTTATGGTCTGGAAATCATGATGGCAGATGATAATACGCAAGATGAACAAGATTCTCAATATATACAAATTTTTGCACCTAAAGATGATGATTGTGGGCCACATATCATGCGATTCCAAATCGCCGATCCTGGCTATGTATTTTTAAGAGTAGGTGGGAACTATATATGTTCTACTTGTATGAACCATTACACCATTGTTGGCGATAAAGAAAAACACCCTTCAGATAAAATCACAATGGTTAGTAGAAATACTGTAATAGATACTGAAAAGTTTTATGTTAATATTGCAGAAATTCATGCGTTTATAGCAGCAGAGATTATCCTATTAATGGCTGGAGGCGATTGTAAACCTAAGGATTGGGATGGCGATCTTAGTAAATGCGGAGCGTGTGTGTGGCCCGTTCTATGCTTAAGTCCAAAAGGCGTAACTATAAGTGATAGAGTATATGTTTCTGCATCTAAGGATGCATCTTGCGCTGATATTACTCATTTAACACCATTCCACAGTTGTGACCCATTTGACGGTTGCTAAGGAGAAATATGGAATTTTTAGGGGCACCATATCCCATAGTTAGAAACGCCAGAGGTTTATTGGCAACACAAGACGGCATAAATCAAATTAAATCTGATTTATTGTGTCTACTTTTAACCAATCCAGGTGAAAGAGTAATGTTGCCAACTTTTGGCACACCATTGAGAGAATTAGTTTTTGAGCAAAATGATAATTTTTTAGTTCGAAAAGCAACCGATATGATTTCAACGGCAATCAAAACTTGGGAGCCAA